ATTAAACAATTGGCGAGTTACAAAAACAACACTAAGGCTAGGATCAAGAATCGTAGGCAAGTGTATGATGGGCTCAACTTCAAACGCGTTAGATAAAGGTGGAGGCAATTTCAAAAAACTATACTATAATTCAGACGTTACAAAAAGAAATAGAAACGGACAAACATCTTCTGGACTCTATTCTATGTTCATCCCTATGGAGTGGAACTACGAAGGATTCATGGATTCTTACGGATCACCTGTTCTCGTTAGAGAAGAAAATACAATCAAAGGAATTGACGGTTTTGAAATTACGACAGGCGTTATTGAGCACTGGGAAAACGAGGTTGATGGATTAAAACTAGATCAAGACAGTTTAAACGAATATTACAGACAATTTCCAAGAACAGAGCAACACGCTTTTAGAGATGAGTCTAAAGATAGTTTATTTAACTTAACTAGACTATATCAACAAATAGATTATAATGCTGAATTGAATAATCAAGTTAGCGTTACTAGAGGCTCTTTTCATTGGCAAAACGGTATAAAAGATACTAAAGTTGTTTTTTCACCAAACAAAGACGGCAGGTTTTTAATATCATGGGTGCCACCTGTTAAAATGCAAAATAATATTATCATGAAAAATGGTATAAAACATCCAGGCAATGAGCACGTCGGTGCGTTTGGTTGTGATAGTTATGATATTAGCGGTACTGTAGATGGTAGAGGATCTAATGGGGCTTTGCACGGCTTAACTAAGTTTAGCATGGAAGAAGCACCACCTAATAAATTTTTTTTAGAATACATATCAAGACCTCAAACGGCTGAAATATTCTTTGAAGATGTTTTAATGGCTTGTGTGTTTTATGGTATGCCAATACTAGCTGAAAATAACAAACCTAGATTATTATATTATTTTAAACGTAGAGGATATAGAGGTTTTAGTATGAACCGTCCTGATAAATTAATAAATAAATTATCTGTAACAGAAAAAGAGATTGGTGGAATACCTAATTCAAGTGAAGACATTAAGCAAGCTCACGCAGCTGCTATTGAGTCTTATATACAAGACTACGTTGGTGAATTAGAAAATGGATACGGTGATATGTATTTTCAAGAAACATTAGAAGATTGGGCTAAGTTTAATATAAACAATAGAACAAAACACGATGCTACTATAAGTTCTGGCCTAGCTATTATGGCTTGTAACAAAAATAGATATAGACCTAATTTTCACAAAACTATAAAATCTGTTAAACTTGGTTTTAAAAAGTATAACAATGAAGGAAATATTTCAAAATTAATAAAATAAGTAAATGATTTACACTACTAATAACAGTTCTTTTCCAGATCAAATAGTTTCGGATGCAGAAAAAGCCACTTATGAATATGGGCTTGCTGTAGGTAGAGCTATAGAAGGTGAGTGGTTTAGCAATACTAGAAATGGATCTAATCCTGGTTATGCTGAAGCAAATATGAATAATTATAATTTATTAAGATTATATGCAAGAGGAGAACAGCCTGTTCAAAAATATAAAGATGAACTAGCTATTAATGGAGATTTATCTTATTTAAACTTAGACTGGAAACCAGTTCCTGTTGTTTCTAAATTTGTAGATATAGTAGTTAATGGAATATCACAAAGAAGTTACGATATAAATGCTTACGCACAAGATCCAGCATGTACTAAAGTCAGAACTGACTATGCTAATAATTTAATGATTGATATAAACGCAAGAGATTTTTTACTTGAAGCTGAAAAAGCTTTAGGTATAGATAGTTTTTCTAGTAAAGATAGAACTAGAGCTCCTCAAACTTTTGAAGAATTAGAAGTTCATTTACAAATGGATTTTAAGCAATCAGTTGAAGTTGCTGAAGAAGAAGTTATAAATCAAGTTTTAGATAAAAACAAGTTTGAATTAACTAGACAAAGAATAAATTACGATTTAACAGTTTTAGGTATAGGAGCAGTAAAAACTAATTGGAACAAGTCTCAAGGTGTTACTGTAGACTATGTGGATCCTTCATGCTTGGTTTATTCTTATACTGAAGATCCTAATTTTGAAGACATATATTATGTAGGTGAAGTTAAAGCTGTCACATTAGCAGATTTAAAAATGCAATTTCCTAATTTAGACGATGGTCAATTAGAAACTATACAGCAATATCCTGGTAATCAAGAATATTTAAGAAATTGGAATGGCAAGCAAGATAACTTAACTGTTCAAGTGTTGTATTTTGAATATAAAACTTATTCAGATCAAGTTTTTAAAATAAAACACACTGATCAAGGTTTAGAAAAAGCACTAGAAAAACCTGATACTTTCAATCCAGAAGCTAATGATAATTTTGAAAGAGTTTCAAGAACTATAGAAACACTTTATTCTGGTGCTAAAATACTAGGACATCCATTAATGTTAGACTGGAAACTAGCTGAGCACATGACAAGACCTATAGCTAATACTATGAGAGTAAATATGAATTATCAAATATGTGCTCCGAGAATGTATAAAGGTAGAATACAATCATTAGTTGGCAGAATAACTGGTTTTGCAGATATGATTCAACTAACTCATCTTAAAATACAACAAGTAATGTCTAGAGTTGTACCTGATGGTGTTTATTTAGATATGGATGGTTTAGCAGAAGTTGATTTAGGCAATGGAACTAATTACAATCCAGCAGAGGCATTGAATATGTATTTTCAAACAGGCTCTGTTGTAGGTAGAAGCTTAACTCAAGATGGTGATCCTAACAGAGGTAAAATACCTATACAAGAATTACAAACTGGATCAGGTGGTGCTAAAATAAATTCTTTAATCCAAACTTATCAATATTATTTACAAATGATAAGAGATGTTACGGGGCTTAATGAAGCTAGAGACGCTAGTAATCCAGATAAAAGTTCTTTAGTTGGTTTACAGAAATTAGCTGCTGCAAATTCTAACGTAGCCACAAGGCACATACTTCAAGGTAGTTTGTATCTAACATTAAGAATGTGTGAAAATATATCTCTTAGAATAGCTGATTCATTACAGTTTCCTTTAACAAAAGACGCTTTACAAAGCAGTATATCAAATTACAATGTAGGTACTTTAGATGAGTTAGCAGAGTTAAACATACATGACTTTGGTATATTTATAGAGCTTACTCCAGATGATGAAGAAAAGGCTGTATTAGAACAAAACATTCAAATAGCATTAAAAACTCAATCTATATTTCTTGAAGACGCTATAGATATAAGAGAAGTAAAGAATTTAAAGCTAGCAAATCAACTTCTTAAATTCAGAAGAAAAAAGAAACAAGAAAGAGACGAAAAAATTAAACTTGAAAATATTCAAGCACAAGCTCAAGCAAATGCACAAACAGCAGAAAAAGCTGCATTAGCAGAAATGCAAAAACAACAAGCTTTAGCAGAAACAACTCTTCAAATTGAAACTGGTAAGTCTCAATTAGAAATACAAAAAATGCAATTAGATGCTGAGATTAAAAAGCAAATGATGGAATTGCAATATACCTTTGATATGCAACTAGCAACTATACAAGTTGATAAAGAAAAAACAAGAGAAGAATTTATTGAAGATAGAAAAGATAGAAGAGCAAGAATACAAGGTACTCAACAGAGTGAAATGATTAGTCAGCGTAACAATGACACGCCGCCTAAGGATTTTGAACAACAAGAAATAGGTATAGATGATTTTATGCCTTAGTAACAATTATTAACTATTATATTATATTATGTCAGAAACAGCCCAAGACAAGGAGAAAAAACCTTTAAAAATAAAGAAGAAACCAAGTTTTAGAAAAACTACTGAATCAACCACTAAACTAAACTTAAACAAAAAAGAAGATGCCGTTCAAGAGCCAAGCACAGAAAAGGTGGATGTACAAGTTCCTGCCGAAGACAGCCCAAAAGTGGAGTCAAAAGTACTCAACGAAGAACCTGCCGGAGAAAGTATCAAACAAGTAGTATCTCCTATAACTGAAGTTGTAGAAGATAAAGAAATTAAAAAAGTAGAAAAAGAATATAAAGAAGCGGTAAGAGACGAGAAAGTGTTAGGTAAACAATTGCCTGAAAACGTTGAAAAGCTTGTTTCTTTTATGGAAGAAACTGGAGGTACTGTAGAAGATTATGTATCTTTAAATAAAGATTATTCAAAATATGATGACAAGTCTTTATTGTCAGAATACTACAAAAAAACTAAACCACATTTAAATTATGATGAAGTTGAATTCCTTATGGAAGATAACTTTTCTTATGATGAAGAAGTGGATGAAGAGAGAACTGTTAAAAAAAGACAGTTAGCTCTTAAAGAAGAAATTGCAAATGCCAAAAACTTTTTAGAACGCTCTAAAAATAAGTATTACGACGAGATCAAGTTGAGACCGGGCGTTACACAAGAGCAACAAAAAGCTATGGATTTTTTCAATAGACACAACAAAGAACAACAAATAGCTGAGCAAAGAAGAAAAACGTTTAGAGATAATACTAATAAAACACTTAACGACGAATTCAAAGGTTTTGAATTTAATGTTGGGGATAAAAAGTTTAATTATAATATATCTAATCCATCTTCCGTTGCTGAGAATCAGTCTGACTTGAACACGTTCGTTAAGAAGTTCTTAAATAATGAGGGAGAAGTTGTTGATACTGTAGGTTATCACAAAGCTATTTATGCCGCTGACAATGCTGATACAATAGCTAGTCATTTCTACGAGCAAGGTAAAGCCGACGCAGTTAAAGATATGATGGCTAAATCTAAAAATATAAGTACTGAACCTAGGCCACAAGCCACTGGAGATGTATTTATAGGTGGATTAAAAGTAAAAGCAGTTAATGGTGTTGATAGTTCTAAGTTGAGATTTAAAACAAAAAAATAACAACAACAACAACTAAAATAAAAAAACATGAGTTTTACAACAGGCGGGAGTTTTCCCGCGTCTTTAGTTCCTTCGCAAGCTAGACAAACTTTAAGTACTAACTACTTAAGCTTTGATTCTGCTGCAGGAGGTAACTTCGCACAACAATATCTACCTGAGCTTTACGAAGCGGAAGTAGAAAGATACGGAAACCGAACTATTTCTGGTTTCTTGAGAATGGTAGGCGCTGAAATGCCTATGACATCTGATCAAGTAATTTGGTCTGAACAAAATAGATTACACGTTG